AAGAAGTTCTTCTTCTTGAGTAATAGTCCTTACATGTCTTTGGGGTAATGCAGTAGCATAGTTACCTGGACCATATCCAAGATATTCAAACGTATGTCCAGAAGCACGAATACTTGAGAATCTACGAACCTCTGATGGTATTACATCTATCTTTCTAACAACAGATCCATCATCATGATCTTTTGGTTTTGTACCAAGAACACCACGAATTGCTCTAATTTGAGTTCCACTATTAATTTTCTGAACTCTTAAAATTTCATTATCTATTTGTACAAAGTTTGATGTATGAATTCCAACAGTACTACTACAGTTAATAGTGGTAAATGTCTGTCCAGAATCTAATGCTTCAGTAACACTTGCAGAAAGTTTTGTCCTAACTCCACTATCTAAAGGTAGTAAACTACCAGATATTTTTTCAGTTTCTAATGAAGTATCTTGACCTAGAGAAGCAAGAGGATATCTGTATATCTCTCCAAGACCATTAGTTCCTATTCCAAGAGTAGAATTAATTGTAAATGTTGAAATTCCAGATACACCCTGAACAATAAAGTCTGAATTATAAGTTGCAGCTGCTGCTCCAGTAACTCCACTAATCTTTATTCTATTACCAACTGCTAATCCATGAGAATCATTAGTGGTTATTGTTACTATACCAGCAAGAGTAGTGTTCGCAACACCAACTAATGCAGACATTCCAATTACCTTATCACCAACATAGAATACTCCTTTCTCTGGATTTCCAGTATAGATTCCAGCATTGCCTGTACCAATATCATAAGTTACAGACTTAGAATCAGGAACACCTGTTATCTTATACAATCCATTATATCCACTATTCGTTCTATTTTTATCAGTTCCAACACCAGTAACTTGTATAACTTTACCAACTGCTGTAGAAATCCCAGTTACAGTTACAAGTGCATTGGTAGTCTGTCCGATATTACCAACAACCATAGTATTACCAATACCATAAGCAGATCCACCGTCAACAATCTTTATGCCAGAAACCGCACCACTACCATTAACATAAACATTAGCAGTTGCATCTCCAAGAGCAGTTCCAACACCAATCAAAGGAACATTATAAAGTGTAGTTGCTCCACTTGAATATCCAGCACCAACAGCACTAACAGTAACTGAAGTGATTGAATTTAAATCATGATTACCGCCAGTGGATATTGTAGAAACTCCAGAAACATTACCTACTGCATAAGTAACACCAAATCCTACTCTATTGTCCTTAATATACTCAAGAACTGTTTCCTTACTAAGACTATTAAGTGTATCATTTGGATAAACCTTTCCTATAGTCTCATTAGAAGCAATAGATATTGCTTGATATGGATCAACATTTGGATTATCAATATCAACAGTTGGATAAAGATTTTCAATGTTTTGTTTAAACCTTACTCCACTTTGAGTATTATTCTCAGTCTTTGCTGTAAACTTATCTGCAGACGGAGTAATATTTCCAATTACACATGTAAGATAATAGATACCATCCTGTTGTCCAGTTGCATATTCCTGAACTGTTTCAACATCTTGAATAGTATATGATGTATCATACTCATTTCTAGAGAATAAAGGTAAAGTAGTAGTATTATTCCTTACTTTCAGATCATTCGTAAATGTTCCAGCAGGTTTTGGTATATTATAAGTGAATGATTTTGTAGATGGAACAGATTCAACATAATAATATCCATTATATCCACTATTTACAGCACCAGAAGTATTTTCACTACTTGTAACTTGAGTAATTAATATTCTATCACCCTCACTCAATTTGTGAGGTGTTTCTGAAACAACTGTTGCTACTAAGTTAGCAGTTGTTATACCAGCAATAATTCTTGGATTCCTATTAATATTAATTCCATCATTTTCAATTTCTTTAGCTAAATTAAATCCAGTACTAGATGATTCCTGAAGAACATAATTCTTAGAAGGAGCCTTAGCAATAGGATTAGTATACTCTTTAGGAATTACATAACGAAGTTTATAAATTCTATCGTTTAAATCACGATTTTCAGATTTCCTTTGAACATAAGTAGATGAATTATTTGCTGCTATTTCTGCCTGTTGTTGTGTAAATCCATAATAAATCGTATTAGTTATAGTAGATGCAGCACCTATAGCATACCATTGCTTCTGAGTATTATCATATTGAATTGGATGTCCAAGGTCACCTGGTACTTTATCAGTTACTCTACTTACAAGAGAAAGAACACCACCATTAGAGTTTTTAATATCAATAACATCATTATCTGATCCAGCAAGAGCAGCATTAAATGATTTTGCTAATCTACATGTAGTACCTGCACCAACATTACTAACATAATATATTTGCTCATTTTCTAAACCATCTGGAGTTGCTCCATTATCACTATAAATTCTTACAGACTCACCATTTACAAAATTACTAGTACCTACAAAAGATATTGTATTTGTAGTAGTATTAATAGAATCTACAACAAATCTCTTTTCTGAAGCAGGTCCATCAGTATTTCCACTAATTTGCATTAAAAGTGGTGAGGAGTAAGCATAATTTGTTTCACCTATTGTTACATTGAGATATATTTTCTCATCAAGTTTAGCACCAATCTTATATCCATTTACAACGTTTGTTGGTGGATTAGCCTTATCTATTTCACCATCCAAGTATAGTTTCTGAGTTGTACCAACACTAACAGTTTTATTAACATCAAGTGAACTCCAAAGAATATTTTGAGTTGCTTCTTCAAGATCTTTTGGTGGAACAATATGAGTTACATATCCAGTATCATCTCTATTGAATGAATCTTTTCTAAATCCTTTAGATACTAAAGACTTTGAACCAAAGTTTGAGTTTGAGTTTGTAATAGATTGATCAGAACCACTATCAGATACAAAATGGTTCGCAAATCCAATCGCAAAGGTTGATACTGCTTGGATAAATGCATCATTTGACGCTTTTATATGATAATTACCGTATTCTGGATTATAAGTTGCTTCCTGATTAGTATATAATGGTAAAGAATCACTATCAGCAGAATTTACATCATTATAAGCACCAGTTCCCTTATTATAGATCAAGAATGCATTATCATCTTTCTGTAGACCAATACCTGTGAACTGAGCAACAACCATTGATTTAAATCCAGTTGCCTTGTCACCATCAGCATGAAGACCACACATACCATAAACTGATCTCAATGAACAGTTAAAGACATATGGTGATGCTCCCTGTACATTATCAACATCAACTTCTATTTTAGCATTACCTAAACCTGAACTAATACTGGTATCAGCAGGTGTTGATGGTAAGAGATAAGTAAATTTAGTTGCACTAGTAATTCCAGTAACAACTTTACTTCCATTATACAACCCAGAACCAATTCCAGTAACTCTAACAGAATCATCTACAGATAATCCATGAGTTTCAGTAGTTTCTATAGTTGCTATGGTACCAGCAGCAGTTACTTTGGTTATAACAATTTTATCTTCCTTAAGATCACCAACAATTTTGAATTCTGGACTATTTGGTTCAAAATCAGTAGCAGTTGGGAAATCGGTTATTCTTCTATTTTCAGTAGTTTGACCATAAGCATTCATAAGCTTATAGTAGTACATAGCAAGGTCAGTTAACCCACTAAATGATTTTGTGTTAATTCCATCTGCATACTCAAAACAAGTTAATTTGTGGTGAGATCTACTTGGAGAAGCATATTTGGAATAATCTAAATTATAGAATACCTTTCTATCTGCATCAAAAATACTAAATTGCCAGAAATAGCAACCACCAGTTACACGGAAAATTGCTGATCTTGCAATATTACTGTCTGTAGGGTCTGGTACATAAAGTGGTTTAACCTTAGTTTTTCTTAAATCTAGACCAACTATCGATGTACCTTTAGGAACTATAACACCACCATCAACCGAATTAAACTTATAGAGCATATTTGATGCACTATTTAAGTCAAAATTAGAAGAAGTTGTTATTTCAATATTTGGAGTATTTTCAATAGTCTCATTTGCATTATAATATTCTGCAGATGCTCCATTCTGTTTTATGAAAAATCCTGGTCTATTATCAATATAATGAGTTCCTGGATATAACAATATTGTTGTTTTATCGTATCTATCGTTCTTATCGCCACTCTGATATGAAAACCTTGCTGCTTCCAACAATGCTCTCTGAATACTAACAAAAGGTCTTGTTAAGGAGTTACCTTTGTTATCAAAACTATCAGTTGCGTCTAAATCTGATGGGTTTACATAAAGAATATTACCATCAGTGTTAACTAAGAAATTTTCTAACCTAGAAAGAGGCATTGTATTAACACACTAATTTTTTCTTCTGACTTATTTATCACGTTAATCAACTGGTAACTTCTCAGGATTTTCTAATTCTAAATCGAAAACCAATGGATGGCACTCTTCTTCCATTAAATATGCGTGATGATTAAATAAGTCCTCTGTGTTATATTTAGTTTCATTATCTGCTATGATTTTAATTGAAGGTATCCACACATCATTTTCTATAACATCTTCCAATTCATCATAAGTAAATGGAATACCATTTATATAATACATTAACACCACTCTTGTATCATTATTTTGCCAATCACTATACCAACAGTAAGTTGAGTCTATCCTATAAGTCATAATTCTGAAAAGGGTATTTTGCCAAAAAATTGCCTGACTTTTTTTTGCCCGATTTTTGGAACTAAAAGTCGATTTTCGTGGCCTAAGAAGGTTTTGTTGGCCAACCAGAATGTGAATGGTTATCTGCTAATGCTTTCGCTGTTAAATTAGAATCTGCTGCTATAGTTGCTGGAAGATCTCTTAGTGCCTGACGATATGTTTGCCACGCTGTTTTTTTATCTGCTGCAAGTGTAACATCATCCAAACGAGTCCAATCACTAACAGCAAGCAACCAATTTCTATGATCCTTTACCTCAGTTAAATGATTTCTTGCTGCTTCTAGTGCAGCAGCCGCAGCAGTTTTTTCATTAGCATGATCTGTTACTGCTTGCTGCCAATCACCTATTTCAGTAAGGTAGGTAGGAAATTTTGATAGATCGTTATATTCAACTTGACCTTTATTTGTTGTACTATCCCACTGTACAGCATGAACATCAGAAGCAATCCAAGAAAGATCCACATTATTACATATTACTACTTCGCCATCAAGAACAATAGTTTTATCT